GTGACTGGAGTTCAGACGTGTGCTCTTCCGATCTTGGTCCTGACGCCGAATGCGGTCCCCAGCCTTTTTGAGCCAGTCGTTTCATCGACGTCGTGACCACTCCAGAATACCACAGATTCCACCGTCTTTCACCATATCTTCACAAATATGGGTCATGCAACGTTGATGCAACGCTGGGACTGAGTACGCTGACGCTTGTCGGAATAATTTGAATCGGACTTTGGTGGGGTCCTGTTCCGACATGAGGGCGCGTCGGCAAGCAGATGGGTTCGGAAGTTTACGGGCTTCCCCGTCTGGACATGTCGCCCGAGGCCGTGGTGCTATACCTCGTCTTGACCGACGCGCTAGGGATGGTTGGCCGAGTGGTCGAAGGCATCTGCTCCGAAATCAGAAGGCCCGTGAGGGTCCGCAGGTTCGAATCCTGCACCATCCGCAGATGGCACCGGCGTACGTAAGGTGCGATTCGGTTTCAGGTCCAATGCGAGAGGCCTGTTGGTACCGCCGTCATATCTCGCACATGTTCCCGTAGCTCAATGGTAGAGCCGTGACGTTTCCTCTTCTTTCGGCTTCGAAGTCTTTCCGTCATGTTTGCGCAGGTTCGATTCCTGCCGGGGACCCTTTGGGTCGGTTCGCCTCAGAACACAGTGTGGTTATCTTGGTTATTTTGGCTGAGAGCGTTAACCGGCCCGTTTTCTTTTTTGGAAGGACGGGATGTATGGCTTGGTCTTCTTCTCGTCGTAGGGAGCGGTTCAATCCTGATTGGGAGAGGACGCGGAAGATCGTCGGTGAACGTGATGGCTGGTGTTGCCGTCAGGTGGTTACTGATTGGAATACTGGTGAGCGGCATTTGTGTGGGCGTCCGGGTAATGAGGTCGATCATATTGTGCGTGCCGGCAATGGCATGCCTGATGATGATTCGCCGTCGAATCTTCAGGTGTTGTGTTCGTATCACCATATGTTGAAGACGGAGCGTGAGAGTGCTGATGCTCGTGTGGAGCGGCGTCGGTGGCGCGAGGAGGCGGAATGGTATTCGCATCCGGCGTTTCGGGCGTAGGTCGTTGTGCGGTGGCGGGTTGTTTGGAGCCGGTGTGTGCGCGTGATTTGTGTCGTAGGCATTATGACCGTGATCGGCGTAGTGGTAATCCGGTGAGGCCTGTTCGTCGTCGTATGTGTCCGGTGTGTTTTACGTGGTTTGAGCCGGGTAGGGCGGATAAGTTGTTTTGTTCGTCTCGGTGTCGTTTGCGTTATCACCGTATGCGTGTGGTGAATCCTGATTTGCCGGAGCGTCCTGATACTGGGATGCATGTGGCTCCGGTGGCGCCGGAGGGTTTTGAGCCTGTGATTCGTGTGGAGGAGTTTACGCGTTCTCAGGTGGTGGAGAAGTGTCACGGTTGTTGCCATTGGTGTGGTGAGCCGGTTGATTTTGATTCTTCTGGTGCTTTCGGCCCGTTTTTTGAGTGGAAGGTTCCGGTGGAGAAGTCGCGTGAGGCGACGTTGGAGAACCGCATTCTCGTTCATAACCGGTGTGCTGGCGGAAGGCCGCGTCGCCGGTCGGATGCCCGGAAGGGGCGGGAGCGGAGCGTGATTAGTGGCAGGGAACAATCGTCGGGCCGGTAGGGTTAACGAGGTTCAGATTCTTTCCAATCCTGATAGGCCGATGGGTCCGGAGTTGCCGGAGTTGAGGCCGGATACGGGGGAGGAGTGGGGTGCTCGTGCTCGGAATATGTATGAGAATTTCCGTACGAGTCCGCTTGCTATGCGTATGGGTTGTGCTCCTGATTGGGATTTTCTCATGGAGACGGTTCTTTTGGAGGATGATTTCTGGAAGGCTCGTAAGGGTCGTGCGATTTTGGCTGCTGAGTTGCGTCAGCGTTGGGCGATGCTTGGGGTGACGCCGGAGGCTCGTGTGCGGTTGAAGTTTGATACGCCGCAGCCGGATGATTTGAGTGTTGGTGCCGCTGGTGGTGTTGGCGCGAATGTTGTTCGGATGGAGGATTTCTGGGAACGTCGTGGCGCGTTGAGTAGGTAGCCGCATGCATGACGTTATCCCGAATCTTACTGTTGAGGACAGGGAGCGTTCGCTTGGCTGGTTGGCCTTGTGGTGGATTGAGACCTTCTGTGTGGTGGGTTCTGAGCCGGCGTTTGATAAGCCGGTGCGTGAGAGTCCTGAATACTCCCGTTTCTATGTTGACTGTTATGCGTTGGATAAGCATGGCGAACGGTTGTTCGATCATGTGTTTCTGAGTCGTCCGAAGGGTTGTGACAAGTCGGGTAAGGGTGCTCGTCTTGGCTTGTTTGAGGCGTTGGGTCCTTGTCGTTTCGCCGGGTGGGCGAAGGGTGGGGAGACTTATACGTTTCTTGGGCAGACGTATGTGTATCTGCCGGGTGAGCCGATGGGTCGTCCGATTCAGGGTCCGAATGTGATTTGTATTGCTACGTCTGAAGATCAGACGGGCAATGTGTATGACGTCATTAAATACAATTGCAATAATGGCCCGTTGTCCGCGTTGAAGGGGCAGGGGTTGGATGTGGGTGAGACCCGTATCCTGCTGCCTGAGGGTGGTTCCATTAAGCCGGGTACGTCTGCTTCCGCTTCTAAGGATGGCGGTAAGGAGACGTTCATTATTGCGGATGAGTCGCATTTGTATAATACGCCGAAGTTGAAGGCTACGTATCATGTGTTGAAGCGTAATAAGTCGAAGCGTAAGGCTGATGCTGACCCGTGGATTCTTGAGACGACGACGATGTATCGTCCGGGTGAGGAGTCCATTGCGGAGTTGACGTATAAGACGGCGAGGGATATTCGCGAGGGTCGTATGAAGGACCAGAAGCTCCTGTTCGATCATCGGTATTCTTCCATTGGCATTGATGATCTTAATGATGTTGCGAAGTTGAAGCATGGCTTGTATGAGGCTTATGGTTCGGCTGCGATGTCGAAGGATGGTCGTGACCATATCATTCTTCCTGATGGTCGTATCGTTCCGGTTGGGGATGATGGGCTGAGTGAGGATGGTTATTCTTTGCGTTCGCCGGGTGTTGAGCCGGGTCCGTCGAAGGATGGTTGGGTTGATATTCGTGGTCAGATGGCGGATATTCTGGACCCTGCGTCTGATGTCGGTGATTCGATTCGTTACTTCCTGAACTCGTTGACGAGCGTGTCTGATGCGTGGTTGGCGGATTCCATGATTCGTAAGCATACGCAGTGCATCGGCTTGTTCTCTGGCGTGCCGGAGGGTACGAATCTGAATGATGCTGATGTGTGGCGTGATGTGATTTCCGAGGATGATGAGATCACGTTGGGGTTCGATGGTTCCTTGTCGGATGATGCGACGGCTCTTGTGGGTTGTCGTGTGCGTGATGGCTTGTTGTTCCTGATTAGGTTGGAGCAGAAGCCGGAGGGGCCGGAGGCTGCGGGTTGGCGTGTGGATGTTGACGCGTTTGACCGTAAGGCGCGTTGGATGTTGGATAATTTCAACGTTGTCGGTTTCTTCGCTGATGTCGCGTATTGGCGTGATGTGATTATCGGCTGGGAGCGTGATTATGCGCGGCTGGATTTGGTGTCCATGCGTGGCAATGGCGACCCGATCATGTTCCACACTAATTCTTGGCGTTCGGAGATGATGCAGTCTCTTATCGACATGCATACGGCTTTTTCGAAGGATTGGGAGCCGTGTGATGACGATGATGAGCCGGTGTTGGGTGATGTGGCTTTGATGGCTGACCCTCGTTTGCTGGCTCATTTCCGTAATGCTCGTCGTAAGAATTTCCGTCAGACGAATCCTGATGGTTCGTCGAAGTATCTGATTTATAAGGAGACGCCGAACAGTCCGTTGAAGATTGATGCCTGTATGGCTGGCCTTTTGGCGTATACCGCGCGTACCAAGTATTTGGAGGCGGGTATCGGCAGGGTGAGTCGGTCGAGGTGGCATGCGGAGCGCGTCTATTAGTTTCTAGGGGGATTATGGCTACGTCTTCCCAGACTCCGAATATTACGAGTCTTGTTCTCGGTGATGATGAGCCGGATGGCGATGGGCTGGTGTTGACCCGGTTGGCGACGCGTTTGCAGAATCGTATTCCGGATTTGTGTACGTTGAAGACGTTCTATGATGGGCGTGAGCAGGTGCCGCTTCAGTCGGTGCCGAAGTCCGCGACTTTCACGGCTTCTGCGATTTATCGTCGTTTCGTTGATATTTGTCCGTTGAATCTGGCGCATACGATTGTGGATGCGGTCGTGACTTCGCAGCATCCTACGGGGTTCCGGCTGGTTGCTGATAAGACGATGCGTAGCACCGAGGCCGATGACATGTGGGATAAGTGCGGCATGGACGTTCGTGCCTTGAACATGTTCATGGATGCGTCGCTTTATGGTGCGGCGTATGCGATGGTGTTCTCGAAGGGCAGTCCTTCGTATATTCAGCGGTTGAGTCCGTGGACTACGGAGATTTCCGATGATAAGGATTCGGCCATCGTGTATGGCTGGTCCGAGGATGAGCAGGTCGAGCGTATCACGTTGTATCGCATCATCCGCAATGATGACGGGCAGATTCAGAAGGTCTATTCACGTACTGCGAAGCATGAGACGAAATCGCGTACGTTGCCTTCGGATTCGGTTGATGATGAGGATACCGTGTATGGCATCGCGAATGATGATTCGCAGAAGCGTCCCCAGTTGGAGGCCCAGTTCGAATGGGAGGGTGCGAGTTCCGATGGGGATTGGGCTTTCGCCATCAAGTGCGGGTGCCTTCCCATTGTGAAGATGACGACTCCGAACGGCAAGGGCCAGTTCGAGTCGAGTCTGAAGACGTTGAAGTCTATTGACCAGCAGCGTTTCCAACGGTTGTGCATTCAGGAGATGCAGGCGTTCAAGCAGCGTTGGGTTCAGGGCGATATGCCGGAATACTATCAGAAGAACGACCCTGCGGTGAAGGCGAATCGTGCTAAGGCCGGTGACAAGATCGACTATTCGGAATTGTTCGAGATGGGTCCGGCCGCATTGTGGCTGTTGCCTGCGGATGCGAAGATCGGCGAATCGTCGATTACGGACATTACGCCGATTGTGACCGCCGCCGCGTCCGATATCAAGCATTTGGCTGGTTCTACGGGTACGCCGTTGTCGATTCTGTCTCCTGATACGGCTGGTTCGGCCGAGGGTGCGAAGCTGACCACTCGTATGCTGCGGTTGAAGGTCCGTGACATGAACATGCGTGCGAACGATGCGTTCGTGCTCTTGTTGAAGATGGCTTTGACCGCTTCTGGTTCGAATGCTTCCGAGGAGCGTTTCGAGACGACGTGGGAGCCTATCGACCTGCCTACCGAGTTGGAGATGGCCGAGGCCGCGTCTCAGGTGAAGGGCGTCATCCCGTTGAAGACCATCGCCCGTCGTTTCCTGCATATGACGGAGACGGAGATCGCGGAGATGATTCAGGATGCTCAGGATACGAGTTTCCTGAATGCGATGTCCCAGCAGAATGCGGCGTTGGACGCGAATGCGCAGCAGACCGAATCGTTGGCCGACAGTTCGTATTTGGATGATATTGGCTCGTTCTCTTCCGATTCGTCCGGTTCGGATGGTTTGCCGTCCGACGTTTCGGATGAGGGGGATTCGTTCTCTGATCTGGAGGCGTGATGGCCGATAGTGCGTTGAGTGCCGTTCAGGCGTTGGATGTACAGCGTCGCAGGCTGGTTGACGAGTATGTGAACCGTGCTTGGAACATGTGGCGTTCGTTGACTCCGGCTGACTGGTGGAACGATGCGGTGTCCGAGGGTGCCGCCGCGTATGTGACGCAGCAGCAGATCGCGTTCGTGAAGGCGATGCGCCGTTGCGGCATCACATATGCGGATATCATGCTTCGGCTGGTGATGACGCAGGGTTTGGGTGATATTCCCGAATATGAGGTGGTGCGTGACAATACGGACCCTTGGAAGGTTTCGTTGCGTCCTGCCGACGCGTATCGCAGTGAGGCCGTGAAGTCGCCCGACATTCGCCCGGAGGCTTGGGATAGGCTTGACGGGAATGTCGCGAAGACGGTTCAGGGCTGGTTGGATGCAGCCAAGGGCCAGTTGGAGAACAATGCGGTCACGGATGGGAATGTCGCGGCGAACCGTGCCACGCAACAACGGTATGAGACGTCAGGCATCACACGGTATCGACGTATCATCCATCCGGAATTGTCGAAGACCGGTACGTGCGGCCTATGCGTGGTGGCGGCGACGAACACGTTCACTCGCGGCGACCTGATGCCAATGCATAATCGTTGCCGTTGTACGGTAGCGCCGATCACGTCCGAGCATGACCCCGGATTGAAGTTGAACGACAACGACCTCATGACCATTTACAAGGCTGCGGGGAAGACGGCTGGCAGATCGTATTCCACGAATGCCACCGATTTGACGAAGCTGCGCGTGCAGGTGACCAATAACAGTGAGCTTGGTCCGATTCTGTTGCGTAAGGATGCGCCGGTCAAGGAGGGCGTGGCCGAATGGCATCTTCCCGACATGAAGATGACGCAACAGCAGATGGAACGCATGTTCAACCGCGCGACCGAGTTCGACGCTCACTACAGGCAGCTGTTGGAGGGTTCCTCCGATTCGGTGCGTTTCCGTTATGACGGGCGTACGTACAACTTTAGGAAATCAGCCCATACGAAGCAGGCTTGGGATTATGTCCGCAGTCTGCTCAGCTATTCGCGCGGCTTTCTTGGGCTGGCCGCATGAAATCAGATAGGAGATCAGGGCGATGACCCTTAAAGACAATACCGAAGCAGAAGCCGAAAAGGCGAAGCAGGAGGAGGCCGGAAAGGCTGCGGAATCCGTCAAGGACGAGGCTGCCGCTCCTGAATCCAAGCAGGCGGACCCGCAGAAGGGTGCGGATGTTCCGGCTGATGAGGGTAAGCCCGCCGAGGGTGACGAGCTTGCCAAGTGGAAGGCGATGAGTCGTAAGAACGAGGACCGTGCTTCCGCGAATCTGAAGGCCTTCCAGTCCGCCGAGGCGGAGCTTGCGAAGGTCCGTACCGAAAACGCGTATCTGATCGCGAAGAGCAAGTATCCGCAGTTGACGGATGAGGCTCTTTCCCTGTGCTCCGAAAAGGAGCCCGACAAGATCGCCGCATGGGCTGAGAAGTATGCGTCCCTGAATCCGGTTGGCGACCCGAAGCCGGTGAAGACGGAATCTACCGAGGATGCTTTGGCGCGTAAGGTCGCCATGCAGGCCGAATACCCGTCCGGCACCTCGCATCCGAAGGCTCGGTCCGGCGATGCCTACAAGCGTGCGATGGAACGTCAGAAGGCTCGTAGGAGCAACAAGAAGTAAGTTTTCCTATTTTCGAAAGGAATCGAGTAAATGACTCAGGAAATGGTTCATTCCTCCGGTGTGGTGACCGTTGAGGAGGACAATTCTTGGCGTTATGGCGAGAAGAACACCAATGATTCGGTGTCCGTCACCATTGTCCCTGAACTGTTCAAGACCGCTGATAACAAGTATCTGACCGGTGTGGGGCCGAAGGCCACCACCGTTTACATTCGTTCCGGCATTCCGCTGGCGAAGATCACTTCCGGTACGAACGTGGGCTCCTATGGTCCGTATGACAAGACCGCTTCCGATGGCCGTCAGACGAAGATCGCGGGCCTGTTGGAGTCGCAGGTCACCGTGAATATCAACATGAGCGGCTGGGACCTTGATGACCCGCTGGTCGGCATGACGTTCCGTGGTGACATCGTGAAGTCGAATCTTCCGGTCAAGCCGGAGGATACCGCCGTGTGGGGTGGTGAGTTCTATGACGTTGAGAATGATGTCGTGACTCCGCTTTCCGCCGTGTCCGGCGTTGGTCAGAAGGGTGCCGATGGCGCGTCCGTGACCTCCATCAAGTTCACCAAGGATGGTACCGGCAATATTACCGGTGGTACCGCAACCCTGTCCAACGGCCAGTCCGTGCCCATCACCGTCGCCTGAAACAGGCTTCGGCCTCTGTAAACGTTTTCCGAAACCCGCCCGTCGTGGCGGGTTTTCGCATATCTAAGGAGTTTTCTTGGCTATTGACAAGACTATCATCCCGCCGTCCGAAGCGACCGAGGTCGCTCAGGCCGGGCATGACTATGTGAACGGCATCCTGCCGCTCTCCAATATCTTCCCGGTCAAGTCCAATGAGGGTGAGTGGATTACCTCGTGGACTCCGGTCATTCCGAAGTCGAAGACCCGTGCGATGAAGCATCGTGCGCTTGATGCCGAGATCGGCCATACCAAGTCCGAGACATCGACTGCGGAAATCCATTCCGGTCTGATTCCGCTGTCCGGCATGGACCATATTTCCGAACGTGATCTCACTTCGCATGCGAACGACACTTCGTATCTGCATGACAAGGCCGAGGGTAAGTTCGAGGCTTTGGGTCAGCAGGCCGGTGTAACCGAGGAAATCGAACGTCTTCAGGCCCTCGTGCTGGGTAAGGTCACCGTCAAGGAGAACGGCGCCGACGTGCGGTATTCGTTCGGACGTCCGACCACCCAGCAGGATGTCGCCCCGACCGTGAAGTGGGGTGACAACAAGTCGAATCCTGTGAAGGACATCGAGGCTTGGGTGAAGATCATGCGTAAGAACTATGGTCGTAAGCCGCATGCCGTCGCCACTACCGGCAAGGTCATCGACGCTTTGCGTACCAACGAGTTCCTGCGTACCCAACTGTCCGGCATGGACCTTGAGCATTCGAAGACCTATCTGAGCCGTGACGAGGTTCTTGGCCTTCTGCGCTCCCAGAACGGCATCACCGACGTGCTGCTGGTCGATGAGGCGTATGAGGACCTGAAGCTGGATAACACGTTCAACATGGATGCGGATGTGGCTACCGTGTTCCCGGATAAGACGTTCATCCTGCTTCCGTCGTTCAATGATTCCACTCTTGGCGCCACCGTTTCCGGTCCGACCGCCGAGGCTCAGAACTCTGAGTATGAGATCAACAAGAAGGTCAATGATGGTCTTATCGGCGCGATGCTGACCCATCAGGCCCCGTTGAACTATGACATTTGGGTGAATGGTACGTTCGTGCCGATTCTGTTCGAGGCGGTTTCGACCTTCAAGGCCGACGTTCTCGCCTGATGGCAGGGGGTGAGGCTTCATGGCTAATGGCGTGACTGCCGGCATCGATTGGCTGGAGTGCATGGAGCTGCACTGCCTGAACGAGGCGGATACCTTGCATAGGTTTCCGAACGAGTGGGTGAAGTACATGTGCCGTCGGGCCGTGACCATCGCCATCACGGGCAGTACGAACTGCGAACCCCGGTTGGATTCGGGTGATCTGGATGTGGAGGATTTCGAATACGTCGTCTGTTCGATGGTGTGGCGTGTCATCCGCTATTCGGATATCAAGACCGAATCCAACGGCACGTATCAGTTCACCCGCTTTGACCCTCAGGACAATCAGCCGGGGAAGGATGCGAGTCCGAACCTGTATCTGTCGAAACGCGAAAAGCAGATTCTTGACGGGTATGCTTCGGGCCGTGGTCCCATCGGCACGGTTGGTGTCGGCGTGAACCGTATTTATGGGATGTGATGCCTTTTGTCTCGTGAAACATGGGATTTGGGGCATCCGTATGACGTTCACGCGGCTGACGTGCTGGGTGGCGGCAAGCCGTATGACGGTATGGCGCGGATTCCTTGGGTCAAGCCGGATACCTTGTTGTACAAGGATAAGGTGATCGTCGTCCCGTATACCATTCGGCGTTCCGCGCATGGTACGACCTATGTGCCGTCCGATAAGGCTTACTGGTGTTGGTGTTCCATTGAGGGGCGTGAACAGCAGGCGGGCATGTTTTCGATTTCCGGTTCCGAGGATAAGTCGCCGCAGACTTGGGGTGGCCTGAGAGAGGTCACGCCTTCGCAGATAGTCGCCGTTGAATGGCATGGCGACATTCATACGGAGGTCTGGTATGAGGGTGACTGTTATGACGTGGATGGCGCTCCTACGCACCGTCAGCATGGTGAGATACCTCATTATGAGATGCATATTCGTCGTAACGCCGACTATTCGGAATTGCCTGCCGAGTTGAGGCCGAAGCCTCCCGAACCGGACCCTGACGATCATGTGTGGGGTGAGGATGATGGTAAGAGTTTCCATTGACCGTCGTCTGTCCACGAAGGTCGCCGAATGGTTCGGTCCTGCGATTACCTCTGCGAAGGCCGATGATGTGCTTGCCGACGCTAGGGCGTTGGCTTCGGCGAGGGCCGTGGGCCGTGACCCGGGTGTTTCCGTGGCTGGCGATCTGAGCCTGTCGAAGCATTATCACGGCATCGATACGGACGTGTGTTTGGACGTGGAGGGCCGTGACGGGTCGAATGTGGCCGTCGAACATGAGTGGGGTGCTTGGAACGAGCAGCGTCACCGGTTTGTCGAGGGCCATCATGTGATGCGTGATGCGGCACGGATGAACGGGGGTTATTGATGCCTCTTCTTCCCGTTGACTATGTGCGTCATCCCGAGGAGCGTCCGCAGGCGGATTTCGATTCGCTGGTGTATACGCTCCTGTGCAAGGGGTTCGAGTCCAATGAGCGTTGGCCATCCGTGCATGTGTTGAACGAGGTTGACGTTGACGTTGACGCGTGGGCCAGTTTTTCGGATGTGGTCCTGTTCCATACGAACGCGCCGAAGCCCGCGTCCAAGAATCATTCGACCGGCGTGTGGGATTGTCTCATCGACATCATCATCGCCACTCCCGATGCGGACCGTTCGTTCGCTCTCGCGTCCGAAGTGTATCAGCAGATCAGGCAGTGGCCCCGGTATGGGAGTACCGATTATGGCCGTGTCATCCGTATCGTCGGCAATCCGGGGTTCGGTAAGAGCGCCGGCGGCAAGCAGGCGACCGGTAAGAAGGTCAAACAGTATTCCGCTTCGTCGTTCACCATCCGTGCGGAGGATTCGCTTCGTATCGGATGACCTACATTTTCCCGATTTTTTCCAAGGCCCGCTTCATGGCGGGTCTTTTTGTTTAAGGAGATCAAGACATGTTTAATGATGCCGCAACCCTTATCGCGACCTATGGAACCTTGTTCTATGCTCCGGTGGGTACCCTTCTGCCGAAGGATGGTGCCAAGGGTTTCAAACTCAATTCCGATACCATCCCGTCTTCGGATAATACGGGTGGTACCGACCCGAAGAAGGTGTGGACGAATCTCGGCCATACTTCCGCCGATAACAAGATTTCGTTCTCGTTCGACGGCGGTGACGCCACTTCGCATAATTCGTGGGCTCGTAAGAACCTGCGTACCACTTATGCGGATTCGACCTGCACCATCACCGCGAAGAGCCTCCAGTTGGATACCGACACGTTGAAGCTGATCTACAACGGTGCCGAGGAGGATGGCGGCGTTGGCGTGGATATCACCAAGAAGCCGCAGTCCTTCAGCCTGTTCCTTCTGGCGCAGGAGGATTCCGATGATGCTTCGAAGATTCGTTTCGGCACCCTGTTCCGTAAGGTGTCGGCCACTTTCGATGGTGGTCCGGACTTCTCGGGCGATGATTTCGTTGAGCAGGGTCTGACCGCCGAGGTCGAGACCGTTGCCGGCAAGAAGCCGATTGTGTTCTTCCCCGAGTCGGTCATGGCTGCCTGATAGCGCTTTGGCCGTTGATGCCGGACTCCCGTCCTCCTATCCGGGGGCCCGGCTGTTTTTCACCCGTTTTCATGCGGATAGATAGGAGATTTTCTGACTTTTGATGATAGGAGAAATCATGGTTGATGAGGTCAAGGATACGACCGTCGAGGCTGGCGTGGACGAGTCGGATGCGGGGGATGATGCCTTCCGTATGCCTGAGACTTGGGCTGAAATGTGTGAGGGTGAGCCGTTGTTCGTCCTGCTGCCTGAACTGGTTCCTGCGGAACGGTTGAAGTTCAGGCAGGCTGCCGAGCTTCGTAAGCTGTCCGGGATGGCCGGGTTCACGTTGCGTGAGGGGACCACCGGCCCTGTTGAGGTTTCGATGCGTGACGTGGAGTCGAAGATCGACGAGCGTATGGATTTCGTCGAGAGGGCTTTGGATTGGGTGAAGTCCCTGACCTCCCAGCCGGAGAAGGTTGACGAGTGGACGTTGGGTATCGGCTTGGATGAACTGTTCTGGCTGGTCGAGTCGATTCTGCTGTTCTATACGGACCAACTGGGAAAATCACTCGATTCGAAGCGCAGGTCCGCAGGCACCCCGTCGAACTGACGGCGGATTTCCAACGCTTCTACTGTCTTGATTTGACCGCGGGAGCGTTGAATCCCGTTCGTGCGGAACGTTTGGCCGCCGGTCTCATGGCCATGCCCGATAGCCTGTACCGTGCGAAGATGCTGGAGGAGGCCCCCGCTTCTGAGGATGATGGGCGGGATGGTGCGAAGCCTTTGGTGTTGCCGTGGCTTGGCTGGGATTCCAAGGCGATGATCGAGGCCGACATCCGTAACATGATGGATTCGGTGATCGTCGCCAAGTATGGCGGCAAGGGTTCCGAACCGCATCCGATGCTGCCGCCCGGCGCAGACAAGGAGCCGCCACGTCGGGAGAACGAGGGTACGGAGGAGAATTTCATGCGGATGTTCTCCAAGTTCCATATGACCTGAGTTCGGTTCCGTTTTCGTTTGGCCCCGCCCGTTACCGGTGCGGGGCTTTCCTTTTGGCTTTCATGGGGGTTTCATGGCGGGAGAGCATAGGGGTGGTACTGTCGTCGTCCGCGTGACGGCGGACACGAAGGGGTTCAGGGAGCAGGTCGAACGTGCCGCCCGTGGCATCGATGACATTCGTCTTGACGCGAATTTCCTTCCCGACACCGCACGGTTGGAACGTACGTATAGGGAGTGGAACGGCAAGGATGCCACCATTCATATGCGGTTCGAGGCTGACACGAGAGGGTCCGACCCTGTGCTTCGCCGGTGGAACGAGCAGGCGGAGGCCCTTCGCCGCAAGTTCAACTACAAGCCCGTATTGGATGATTCGCGTGTCAACCGTTCCCTCAAGCAGCTTGAGGCGAGGACGGAGAAGGTGTTCGCGAAGGGTGAATCCTTCTCGAAGCGTCTCACTCCGAAGAAGGAGGATGTCCTCCCCAATTGGCTTGACAAGAGCGTTGACGAGTTCCGGCGTAAGCAGTATGACCTGTATAAGCAGGTGCATGGGCTTCTCGCCAACAACAAGAACCTGTCCGAACAGCAGCGTAAGCAGTTCGCCGACCTGACCCGCGAGGCGGTGAAGAGTTCGAACCGTATGCGCGACCTGAAGCAGGAGTTGGGCCGTCAGACCGCCGCATACAATGAGCTGGACGAAGCGCGTAAGAGGGCGAAGAAGGCGGGGGAGCGGACCGGAGACCTGTGGGAGCAGGAGAGGGTCGCACGCAAGCAGGTCGCGCAGACCACGAAGGCCGTTGACCGTGAGGCGAAGGCGCTTGCCGGATTGCATGCGCGGCAGGCAGACCTCATCGATGTCGCCGCAGGTGGGGATGGCAAGCAGATTTCGAAGCTGACCCGTAAGGTGGCCGCTTTCGAGAAGCAGATCGTCTCCACGTCCAAGTCGTTGGGCGAGTATTCCAAGGCGCGTGATACGGCGTTGGGGCGCATGTCAACGCAAAGCTCCTACGGCAAGTGGTTCAGGCAGCAGACCGTCGATGGCAGCGCGTACGTCAAGGACCTTATCGCCAAGCAGAAGCAGGCGCAGCTTGAACGTGAGAGACTCGCCCAAGAGGCCAACAAGGGGTTGAGCTTCAATGAGGTGAGCGGACGTGAGGGTTGGAACCGTCAACGCCGGCAGGCCGAAGAGCTCATCGAAACGTACCGGAAGGTCCGTGAAACCCTTTCCGGCGATGTGGCCGCGTTGAAGCGGAACAATTCCGACTGGTTCGACCTTGACGAGTATAAGAAGTCCGTCAAGGCGTTGACCGAAGTGGACGAGCGTATCTCCCGGTTGAAGAAGAACCCGGTCATCACCGAGAAGGTGAGGTTGGATGGTTCGCAGTTCCAGAAGGACCTTGCGGACATTCTCGCCAAGAACGGCAATCGTCTTCACTATGATGCGCGTATCAGGTTCTATGCGGATAATCTCAAGCAGGTCCGTAGGCAGATGGAACAGTTGAAGCTCGACGGCGTTGAGGTGCCGGTCAAGCTGAAGGCGCGTCTGCGTGAACTGAAAAGGCAGTTGGCCTATAACAAGGCGCGGTTGGAGAAGGACCCGAACGCCGTCGTCCGGTATGACGTGCAGGGGAATTTCGAGAAGGTCAGTTCCGAGATAGCCAAGTGGAAGGACCAGCAGGTCCGTATCCGCATGTATTTGGATGGGGCTGAAGCGGTTCGCCGTGAGATGGCCGAGATCAGCCATAGGCGTCTTGACGTGCCGGTGCGTTTGCAGGCCGAATATGCGCAGGTCGAGTCGGCGATGCGCAAGTATGCGGCCGAGTTGAAGAACAATCCGGACGCGGAGATTCCGTCCGAACTGCATATCAACAAGAAGCATGCCGAGGAGGAGCTGAAGCGGTTCAAGGAGAAGAACGACACCCTTGACATGGATGTCGATCTGGAGACTGCGATGGCCCGCGCCCATCTCGCCTATTTCACCCGTCCCCGTACCGTGGATGTTTTCGCACGGTTCCGCGGAACGGACATGGGTAAGATTCTCAACGGCATGACGTATGGCGCGTCCGGTCTGAAGGGTGTGGAGAACAGTTTCCAGAACCTCGTGAACCTGATGGACACGTTGGATAAGAAGGTGCCGCGTCTTGCGGTGGTGTCCACGGTCCTTTCCGATATCGGCGCCGGGGCCATCAATCTTGCCGGTACGGTCGGCGGTTTGGGCAAGAGCATCGTGAGCCTGTCGAAGGCCGCGTATGTGCTGCCTACCGCGTTGACCGGCATGGCCGCCGTGTATTCGACGTTCAAGATGATCTACGGTGACAAGGGCACCACTTGGGCTGAGAACATTGATTTCACCAATACTAAGCTTGCCGAACTGTCCAGTAGCGTGCAGAAGGCGTTCTATGGCGTGGCCAAGCCCGCCATCATGGAGACCGCGAACCTGATCGGCGATTCCCTCGTACCTGAGATGAGCACGCTCGCCAAGCATGAGGGCGAGATCGTCGAAGGGTTGATGAAGGCCGTCCAATCGTCGTATGATGCGAATGAGCTTCCAGCCATCTTCGACCGTGTGAACGCTTCGATGGATAATCTCGTTCCCGGCATGGAGTCGCTTATCACCGCCTTGTCCCATGTGGGCATGGTGGGCGGCAAGTATTTGCCGCAGTTCGCGCAGTGGCTCAGCAAGGATGCCGAATGGTTCTCCAAGTGGGCCGAGAACGTGATGAACGATTCCGACCGCGTGGATACGGCCATGTCCGCAGTCAAGGAGCAGGCCGGTTATCTTGGGTCGTCCCTGAGGTCGTTGAAGGGCATTCTGGAGGGTGCGTTCACTCCGCTGGCGCAGTATCAGAACGGGTTGGAACAGTTCAGCACCGTGTTGGAGAAGGCGAACCGTGCCGTGAACTCCATGAGCGCTCAGGATACTTTGAACGCTTGGGTGACCGGTGCGCGTAACGCCCAGAAGGGCGTGCGTGACGCGTTCAACGATATCGGCGACGCGGCGAACGAGATGCGTTCCGACGTGGCCGGGGTGATGGCGAATCTTGGGCAGTTGACGGGTAATTTCATCGCCGACGTGTCCAAGCTGGGCGCCGGAACGTCCGGTGGCATCCTTTCGTTCTCCGAGAACGTGCGTGACGGGTTGAGCATGGTCATGTCCTCGATTTCGTCGGCTTCGCCGATGTTCTCCGATCTGATTCGCATGGCGGGCCAGTTGTCCAAGACGTTTGGCAGTACGTTCGCCAATTCGTTGAAGGCCGCGGCTCCGACCATCGAGGCCATTGCGAATATGACCAGTCTTGTGGCCGAGGCGGTGTCGAAGCTCCCCGCTCCGATTCAGGGCATGTTGGGCTTGTGGGCGACGTTCGGCCGTACCGGCGTGAGCGCGTGGACCGCGTTGAAGACCGGCGCGTTGGAGACCATCCAGAACACGATGAACTATCAGAACACGTTGCGCCAGTTGGGTGTTACGGCTGATAGCACGAAGGTGAAGTTCACCCAGCTGTTGGCCGCGATGGCACAGTTGGAGCGGAACAATGCCGCCGCATCGTTGACGGGCAATGCCGCCATGTATGGCAACGTGGCCGGATTGTTCACGTCGTCCGCCAAGGGCATGAACAATATGGCCTCCGAGGCTGAGAATGCCGCTACCGCCGTCGCCAAGACCGGTACCGAGGCCCGTCTCGCCGCCGAGGGCGCCGTCATGTTGGGCAGCGCGTCCGCCTCCGCCGCGAAGGGTGTCGGAGACGTAGGTTCGAACGTGTCCCCGGCGAAGAAGGCGTTGAGCGGATTGAAATCCGTCGCATCCGACGCCGGTACCGTATTGTTGGGCATGTTCGGCGGGCCTGCGGGCATCGCGTTGACCGCCGGGCTGACGATTGCAGGTACGGCGTTCAGCGCGTATTCGCAGCATGTGTCCAAGGGCAAGAGCGAGGTCGAATCGTTCAATCAGGCCGCTAACGCCACTCCGATGGCGTTGTCGGCTCAGGCTTCCTCGTTGGATGAGCTGAAGAACCGTTTGGATAATTTCAGTTCCAAAACCAAGGAGACGTTCAGCACATCCCGTGATTTCTTCGACAAGTTCAAACTCGGGCAGGTGTCGGCGAAGGATTTCGATAACGTGTCCGACGCGTTGGCGCGATTGAACAAGAACGAGGATGAGGCGGCCAAGGCGGCTTCCGGTTCCACGAAGGAATACGATAAGTACATCAAGTCGCTGGAGAAGATCGAAAGCGCCGGCATCGGCTCGCAGACGACGACCGCCGGTGGTATTACTACGGTGACTACCACGTTGACCGAACAGGCAAAGGCCGCTCAGGTCACCCGTGAAAGTTTGGAGAAGCTCCGTAAGGAGCAGACCGAAGCCTTGCAGGAGAAGGCCACCGCAGCCAATAAGAACGCCGACTACGTGCAGACGCTGCTCGATGAGGGGCAAAGCTACCAGTCCATCGCTGACGGATTATTGTCCGACACCGAGAAGGAGGAGCGTCACACGTCCGTGGTCAGCGCCCTTTCCAAGGAGTTGAGTTCCCAACGGAATGCGACCATCCAGCTTGCTTCCTCGTCCAGCGCCTACTATAAGACGCTTGAACAGGTGAAGACCAGCATCAAGCAGGTGCAGGAGCTTCACGAGCAGGGGCAGCGGATTTGGGATGACCAGAAGAGGAATTTCGACCTTACTACCGAGGCTGGCCGTGGCGCTTCCGACGTTCTGACTTCGCTTGCTACGAGTTCCAACGATTATCTGACGGCCATGATCGCACAGGGCGCGAGTGCCGATGATGTGATCGCCAAGCAGAGGGAACTGTCCGATAATTTCAACAATCAGGCGCGTGATGCCGGTGTAGCCGAGGATGCCATCAACGGGTTGAACGATAGCATGTTAATGACTCCGAAGGAGATTCGCACTCAGGTCAGCGTTCAGGCGTTGGAGGCTCAGAAGACCCTTGCCGACATCGTCGAAAGCATGGCGTACCTGTTCCCGGATAAGTCTCGTGAACAGACCAAGACAATGTTGCTGACATCCATTTGGAACGGTAAGACCGATGCGGAACAGTTGCAGAAGATAGTCGAACAGCTGACCGATGGCAAGCATGAGATTCAGTTCACCGCTGATGGTACGCCGGTCGTGGTCGAATCGGACAAGATCACGAGCGTGTTGGCGAAGATTCCTTCCCTGAAGGAGACGTATCTTCAGGCCCGTATCAGCGGCCAGTCCGAGGCTGACGCGTTGAAGACGACCATCGAACAGGTGCCATCGTTGAAGGAAGCGTATCTTCAGGCGAAGGCCGATGGCAAGAGCGACATTGACGCGTTGAAGGATGCGATCAACTCCGTGCCGGAATTGAAGAAGGCGTATGCGAAGGCGAAGGCCGAAGGCAAGGATGAGGTCGATGCGCTGATCGACGCGTTGAAGGCGTTGCCGGAGGAGAAGAAGACCAAGGTCAAGACCGAAGGTACCGAGGAGTCCAAGAAGAAGCTGGACGACTTGGAGAAGAAGAAGGTTCCCGCAGCCAAGGGCGTCAGCTTCAAGATCGATGCCGACGACAATGATGCGAACGTGAAGCTCGCCAAGTATACGAGTTATAACAATGTGACTCTTGCTACGGCTCACGCGTATGTTGACGGCGATGATTCCGGCGCCCAGAACGCGTTCAACAACACCCGGTCCTATGATGGGGTGACGTTGGCCCGTCCGTGGGGTCGCGTGCAGGGTGAGCATACGCTTGCCGACCTTGCCTTCGCGGCGATACAGGCGTTCGATGGCGTGACCATTGCCCGTCCGTGGGGCCGTGTGATGGGCGAGAACAATGATGCGCAGAGGGCGTTCAGGGACACCCGGGCGTACGATGGCGTGACCATTGCCCGTCCGTGGGGCCGTGTGATGGGCGATGATTCGAACGTGCAGAGCGTGTTCGCCAGTATCAGGAACACGAACGGCACGGTTCTTGCGACCCGTTATGTGGATATCGTCACACGCGGCAGCACTCGCGGCGGCGATGGTAGCGTGTCTGCGGCGACCGGTGGACGTATCCATGGTCCGGGTACCGCCACGTCGGATTCCATTCCGGCTTGGCTGTCTACCGGCGAGCATGTGATTCGTGCGTATGCGGTCGATAAGCTGGATAGGACCATCGGCCCGAATTTCCTGAACGTGTTGAACCGTACGGGTGATTTGGACAAGGCCATCGCTCAGGCCCGTAAGTCGTATAGGTCTTCGGCTTATGGCCTGTCGCGTATGGCTTATGCGTCGGGTGGCCGCGTGAATGGCATGATGCAGCAGTATAAGGTCGAGGTCATGCCGAATATCGTTGTTCCAGAGTCCAATGGTACGACCGTCAATCAGACGTTCAATACGAAGGTCGTACGGTCGAATGATGACCTGTATGCGGCCGCTCCGATCTTGCATCGTAACGCGTTGGCCGAAGCTAGGAGGTTCCAACGGTGAGTGATGTTCCCGAACTGGTGGAATTGTCCGCCGCCGGATTGACTCTTACGTTCGACGGCGGGCATGGCGTTGACCCGAAGGATGACGTGCTGCTTATCTCGCAGGATGGTGTCGAGGGCTGGTATGATTCGCCGGATGACAAGACGGTGATGAGCGAACGCGGCCAAGGCGACGGCGCCCATGATATATGGGAGTCGGATTTCCTGTATTCGGCCCGTGTCGTCACGTTGCATTTCACGGTGGGGGCGCATGATCGCATCGGGGTGGTGCGCCTGTTGAATGACGTGCGCCGCGTGTGCGCCCACCGTAGGGTGAGGTTCCGTTTGAAGGATGCGACGCATGACTGTTACGTGACCGGTCGTGCGTCGTGGAAGTCGAATGGCGAGTATGGCAGGGATGGTTGGCTGGGGGACAATACGTTGACGGTGACGTGCGAACGTCCTGAAATATTGTCCTCCGCCGTTAGGAGTTTCCAGCTTCTTCCGTCCGTGGATTCCGCCCATGTGGGATTGTCGTACGGGGCGAACAATGAGGGTTTGGCGTATCCGGTCTCGTATGGCGTCGCGGCGACGGATGCGCGCAACGTCGGCCTGATCGTGAACGAGGGTTCGAGTCGCGCGTACCCGACGTTCACGTGTCAGGGCCCGTGGCCGAACGGCGTGCAGATCACGTTCCCGGGGTTGGGTTTGCTGTTGGATTATTCCCAGCCGGTCCATGACGTGCCGCTCGTGTTGGATTCGAGGAGCCGTTCGGCTTCGATCGGCGGGTTGGACGTGTCGCGGAATCTGCGTTCCCGTGGGTTTCCCACGGTTCCTGCGGGCGGTTCGGTTTCGGTGAATTTGCAGTCCGTGGGTTCCGGCTATGTCACGGTCGAAACACGTGATACGTACATGTGATAAGGAGAATTATGACTACGGCTTACGGTATCGCCCCGGATTCGAACGGGAGCGGTCTTGACCCTTTGACGCATCGGCGGATTATCAAGGCGCATTGGGCGAACACGGGCGTCATCTGCGGCTTGGACGTGTCGGGCGGCACCGACCTGCGCTACAATGTCGCGGCCGGCGCGGCGGTCTGCTCGCGCGGCGAGGCGGACGGCTACACCGAAGCCTACTGGAATGGCGGCAAGACGGCGGCGGTGAAGGCCGGCGATCCGTCCAATCCGCGTATCGACCGCATCTGGGTCAGGGCGAACGACATTTCGCAGGGCGATTCGGACAATCAGGTGACGGTCGGGGTGACGCAGGGCACGCCGTCCGCCACGCCCACCGCGCCATCGTTGCCGTCCGGGTGCGTGCGCCTGATGGACATGCTGATGCCCGCGGGAGCGACGAGCACGGCGCAGGCCGCCAGGTCCGGCACGCAGGATTACGCCATCCCCTACGGCGCCACCTTGGGCCTGCTGTCGGAGAAGTCGGACACGCAGACGGTCGATCAGGCGTGGACGACCCAATGGTACGACCAATTGGTGACCACGGTGTCGCTGCCCACCGACCGTCTGGTCGAGGTCGTGTACGAAGCCCGCGCCACCACCGCCTACGCTTCGGACAAGTGGGAGGCGTTCGGCTCCTACTACGTCAAACTGGTGGTCGACGGGGCCGACGTGACGGACGGCAACGACGAGCAGCCGGTGCATCACGCGTGGGTGCGCAACCGCATCGTGTTCACCACGAAACTGGCCAAGGGCCCGCACACGATCCGCGTGCAGGCCAAGGCGAACACGGGCATCACGCGGTTCCGGTGGGTCGGCTTGCGGCGCGTGCAGGTGTGGGACAGGGGCGTAAGCCAGTGACATGGAACGCCTACCTGTACGACACGTGCACCGGCCTGTTGGGCCAGCGGATCGACATTCCCTCGTTCTCATGGTCGATGACGGTCTCGGATAGTTCGTTTTCGACGACTTCGGGCAAGGACGTGGGCGAGGACGAATCGTCCGGCCTGCAACTGCCGTGGACGCAGATACCGGGCGACACGCCCACGGCCCGCGCGCAGGCGCTGCAGCCGTATAAGCGGGGCATCGTCCTGTTCTGGAAGAGTCCGTTGGACGACGCGGGCTCCCTTGGCACGCCGATATTGGCCGGGGCGTTGGGCGTGCGCACCAGCTCATGGCATGACGTGAGCGTGCCGTACGTGAGCATGATGGGCCTGCTGGAGGACCGGCTGCTCGTGCACGAGGGGTCTTTCGGCAGGGACACCGGCCATACGAGCAAGAAATCCTACCGGTGGGAGAACCTTTCATGGCGGGCCTTGGCCTGTCGTGTGATTCGTGAATGCACGGAAGCCAAGCCGGGCGGCATGCTGCCGTTCGACCTGCCCTACTTGAACGAGACGGGCACGCATTCCCTGCCGAGCGAGGGCGACGATTCGGCTTCGAAATCGGCCTCCACGAGGAGCAGGTCCCACGTCGATACCGCGGACGGGTATGTGGAGACCACCGTGGAGGGCGATACGACCACCGTGGTGGAACGGCATGACGACAAGCAGACCAAGCAGGTCAGCGTGACCGAACCATACACGTACGCGACCAAGACCGGCAAGGTCACCAAACAGCACACCGTGACGAAGACCGTCACCATCGGGCGCACCACGGTGACGAAGAAGACCGTCACCAAGAACCACGATGATTATGCGGAACGCAGCGTGACCACCACGACCGTCACCTACGCGTATGACGGCAACGGCAATCAGACCGGCTCCCGGACGAGCGTGGAAGGGCCCGTGACGTCGATTCTGCCACGCCAGACCGTCAGCGAATATCATGACTACAACGTGGCCAACCATGCGTGCGCGACGATTCTGAAGAGCATCGCCAACGCGGACGGCGGCCCCGACATGCAGTTTCGCCCCTATCTGGCGGACTCCCAGCATATCCGCTTCCGGTTCGAGGCCGGCAGTGACGGCGACGTGTATTTGCGGCAGGACACGAGACTATCCCTGTCCTGCGGGCCTTACGGAGGCACGTTGGAGAACGTGAGGATCGACCGTGCCGCGCCGTATATGCGCGTGTACGCGACCGGTTCCGGTTCGGGCGAGGGCATGATGTGCGACTTGGCCGAGGATCTGACCCTCGTGCAACGCCGCGACCCGTGGCCGCTCCGGGAGATGACGGTTTCCGGCACCGACGCGAAGACGTGGGAGCTGTTGCATAATGCGGCCACGGCACGCCTGAATGCGAACCGATGCCCGTTGGCCCAACTGTCGGGCGAGATCGACGTGGACGATTGCGACGCTTCCGGCATGCCCTTGCATCCGTTGGGCAGTTTCTGGCCGGGCGAGACGTTCGACATCGCGTTGGACGGGTATCCCGACTGGCCGGACGGCGTGTATGCGATGCGCCTGATGCAGATGAGCGGGGACGAGACCGGCAAGGTGTCGTTGAAGTTCGACCCCGTGGAAGACCCCGTGACCTGATTCCTTTTCTACCATTTGGCCCCGCTTTCATGTGGGGTCTTCCATTTTGTGAGGGAGATTGCATGGCTTCGCATTGCGAACTGAAACCCGCTGACGGCGCGTTGGCGTTGATGCTCGCGTCGGCGGCGATGGAGAAGGCGTCGCAAAACACGACCGTCCTTGCCGGCAGCATGGTCGTGGACAACGGCGACGGCACGCAGACGTGGATCGGCGGCTCGGGTTCCGACCGGTCCTCATCTCGGGATGCGGGAGGCGGCGTCGTCACCAACGTGGGCGACATGACGATACCGGGCACGCCCACGGGGCTTAGCCTGTCGTGCGTGGACCGTCGTGTCCATGTCATGTGGGATGGGACGCTCGAGGGTGGACTGCCGGCCGATTTCAGCCATGTCACCGTCTACGCTCGCGCCACGGATGACGGCGCGGAGGAGGAGTGGGGCGCCTTGAATGGCGCGGGCGTGCTCGTGGGCCGTCGCATGGCTGCGGGCACCATCGTGGACATCAGCGCACGCGCATTCGACGATGCCCGCGCGCCGGACGGCTCCTACTGTCCGAACATCAGTCCGAGATGCGACCCGCTGTCGATCATCGTCGAGGACGATGCGAGCATGCGGGACATCCTCGAATTGGAGGAACGGGCCGACGCTCTGTCGAAGAAGGCCGAACGGGTGCGTGCCGACTTGCAGTCCGAGGTGGATGATGTGCGGGCGGAGGTTGACGGGCTGAGCGGCGCCGGTGACCGACTGTCCGGGCAGATCGCCGATATCAGGGGTACCGTCAACGGCCAGCAGTCCAGACTGGACGAATTCGGGCAGAGGCTTGAGGGCGCCGTCACGCAGAACGGCGCGACCGTGAACAGCGTGACCGAGCTCAGGCAGACCGTATCCGGCCTTGACGCCCGCGTGGCGCAGAACACGGAAACCGCCGAAGGTGCGATGGGCAAGGCCACGGCCGTCCAGCAGACCGCTGACGGCATCAAGGCCACGCTCGGCAAGGATTACACGTCCACCAAGGATGCGGACAGGAAGTATTCCACGAAGACGGAACTGACGACCGAGGCCGGACGGATTCGCGCGGAACTGTCGGAGACCACGAAGACCGCGAACGGCGCATTGGACAGGAGCGCCGCGCTCGAAGCCACGGTCAACGGCATTTCGACGAAGATCAGCGAACAGGCGGTCACGTTGAACGCGACCGTGGAGACCGCGAACGAGGCGAAAAGCACGGCTGACAGCAACAAGACCACTATCAGCCAAGTCAGCACGACCGCCTCCGACGCGTTGTCGAAGGCGACCACGGTCGAAGCGAACCTGAACGGCTACAAGACCACGGTATCCGAAACGTACGCCACCAAGACGGACATGCGGTCCGGCGACGCGACCGTACAGGCGAACGTCGACCAACTGGCCACGGACGCGATGAACACATACGTGCAAATGAGCACGTTCACGCAGACCCGGGACAGTTTCACGCAGGAACTCTCCCAGACGAAACAGGACGTGACGGACGCGAACACGGCCATCGCCGCTAACGAGGAAACCCGCAGAAAATACATGCGGTTCTCCGGCGCGGACACTGGCGACCCGCAGATCGAACTGGGCGCATCCGATTCCGCGTTCAAAATGCGGTTGACGAACCGACGATTGGCATTCATGCAAGGCGACAGTACGCCAACGTACGTTTCCAATCAGCGCCTGTACATCACCGATGCGGAAGTCAACCAGACGCTGCGCATCGGCAGGTACGCGTTCATCCCGCGTCCGGACGGGCATATGAGCCTGCAATACGTCGGCTAAGGAGAAAAGAATTGGCTGAAGCGTACGGCAACAAGATAGGCCACTGGCAGGCGCACGTGACCTGCAACATCACGGAGCAGGGCCCGGATTGGGTGAACCTGATGGTCACGACCGGCATCCACACGTCGGACGGGTGGGATTACGCCGGCATCAAGGGCGGTGCCGGCGCGTATGCGAACAACGTCGGCGGCGCGAAGGAATGGTCCGGGAACGTGCCCGTCAACGGGGAGACGGCCATCGTGTCGTGGGGCGTGTACGGCATCAGGAAAGGTCGTACGGCGCAGGACATCTCCTATGCGGGCTATGTGAACCTCGTCGGCTATGCGGCCGGTTCGAGTACCGCATACGGGTCGATCCGGATCGACCCGAAGCCCTCGCACACGGTGTCGTTCAACGCGAACGGCGGTTCGGGAGCTCCCGGCAACCAGACGAAATGGTATGGCGAAACCCTCACGTTGAGCGCGACGAAACCCACGAGGGCCAATTACACGTTCCTCGGCTGGGCGACCAGCGCGAACGGGAATGTGGCCTACCAGCCGGGCGGCCAATACGGATACGACCAGAACGTCACATTGTATGCGAGGTGGAAGCTGAACGCGTCGCCGCCGACCATCAGCGCGTTCACCGCCTACCGGTGCGACGCGTCCGGCACGGCGCAGACGGACGGCGCATACGTCAAGATGGCATGCACGTGGAACGTGGACACTGCCGGCGACACGACGAACGCGTGCACGAGCCTGAAATTCGCCGTCCAGCAGGATGACGGCGGTTGGACGGATTACGCGGCCTCCGCGTCGAACGGCACGGGCGCGACCACGGCCAGCATCCAAAACGGGTTCACCGCCTCGCGAAGCTGGAACCTGCGCGTCACCCTGTCGGACAGGCATGCGACCACGGTGTCCTACACGACCATCGGCCCGGCCACGTACATCCTCGATCTGAACGCGAACGGCACCGGCATCGGCATCGGCCAGATCGCGCCGAGCCAAGGCGTCGCCGTCTACGGCAGTCCGTTGAACCTCAACGGCACCGTCAAGATCAACAACCATGACGCGGGAAGCCTGTTCGAATCCGTCACCCGGACGCTGATTGCAAGCGAATACGGGACGGTGATCGGCGTGAAGCGGGCTGGCGTGTGCATGATCCGCGTGGATTGGAAGAGCGCGAACACCGCATCATGGGGCACCGGCAGTTTCGGCACCCTACCCGTAGGATGGAGGCCGCCGGTGGAGGTGACGATGCCGTTCTGCGGACGCGACGGCGCCAGCCAACGGCGCATGGTGTTGAAGGCGGACGGCACGATGACGTATCAGAATCAGGGCGGCAGCCAGAACGGCGACCCGTTCAACGGCACGTTCACCTACCTGAGCGCAAACCTATGAACCATTCATTTTCGGACGGAAGGAGACAAGATCATGTCCGACAGCAATGAAACCAATCAGGAATCCGTGGCCAAGGCGACCGTCAACGAGGGGGTGTTGGACATGCGGCCGAGCAAGGACGGCATCGTCTACCAACTGTTGCGTCTCGGCTTGGCGTACGACCATGCCGGTGCGGACGGGGAGACATGGTGCGATTATCGCATCGGCCTTCAGGCCGACTTCAAGACCCGTGCCAGCGATTCGTGCACATTAACGGACATGGACACGAAGACCGTGGTCACCGCGACCGTGGAACAGCTCAAGCAGGTCACGTCGATCAAGACGTGGCGTAGCGACGGGGCCAGCGAATAGTGCCACCGTTCCAAGACCTGTTCAACAGTCAGGAGTTCTGGAGCGCGGTCATCATTTCGCTGATCGGCGGTGGCGGCATCGTCGGCGCGATCATCACCGCGTGGAGCAACCGAAGGTCGAAGTCGCAGGAAGACCGGGACGGTGCCGAAGCGGATAAATTGGCTGCCGAGGCCGCGCAAACCGCCGTGCAGATACTCACGGATTCCGTGATTCAACCATTGCGTGAGCAGGTGGACAAGCAGGCTGCCCAAATCCAGCATTTGGAGGAGAAGCAGGCCACGCAAACCCAGAATCTGGAACAGACGCAGCAGGATTTGGAGGAGAAGCAGCAGGAGTATTTCGCACTCGGCGCTTACACGCGAAGCCTGTTCCATTGGCTTCAGGAGTTTTGCGAAATCATGGAGCCCGATTTCCTGATACGCCATCCGAAGCCACGCTTGCCGGACAGTCTGAGGCCCGACATCGCGCCCGAAACCGTAGGAAAGGAGCCGTGATGGAGTGGCCGCTGCTCTTGCTCGGCATCGCCCTTCTCGCCCGCACAATCCATGATCTGCTCTAAGGGGGATTGATGGCCGATGCGATAACGTTCATCATCTTCTCCATCGTCTCGCTTGTTTTCTGGCATTACACGAGGCAACACTAGACCAAACCATTTTTCAAGGCCACTCCACACGGGGTGGCCTTTTTTGTTAGGAGGAAACATGGCAGACCATGCCAATAAGACCGTCAACAATCTTCCGGGCTTGACCGGCGAACGCGTCAAGGCCGTCGTCACGATTCTCGTGACGCTCTTCTCACTGGCGAACGCGGGATTGAGCCTGGCCGGATTCAACCCGCTCCCGTTCACCGACGAGCAGGTTTCCGCGACCATGTTCGCCGTGGTCGGCGTGATCGGCACGATCTACGGCTGGTGGAAGAACCAGAACATCACGTCCGCTTCCCTCGCCGGCCAGCAGCTCGTGGACGCCCTCAAAAAGGAGGGCGTCGTGAATGGCATCAGTGCCGCGAAGAACGCCGCACTGAGCGCCGCTTCCGCCGTGGCCAAGACCGCACCGGCAGAGGAAACCGCCAGTGAAACCGCGGCAGCCAAGACCGAAACCGCCGAAACCGCCGCCGTGGAACCGGCCGCACAGGCCGCCGTGACCGCGTCCGTCACCAAGCCTGACGTGACCGTGGCCGATTCCGGCATCCCGCAGTACATGCCCGTCAAGGAGGACTAGTGGCCGGAGCAGGTTTCGCAGTCTGGCGAGGCTCGCCCAACCACTACGACGGACGGTTGGGCCAGTCCGTCAACCACATCACCCTGCACATCATGGTCGGACGGTTGGCCGGCACCGATTCGTGTTTCCAACGTTCCAGCTTCGGCGCCGCCTCGCACTACGGGGTCGGCGGCGACGGCACCGTCTACCAGTGGGTGGACGAAAACAACGGCAGCTGGGCCGACGCCAACTGGCAGTCCGACTGTTCCGGCGTGACCATCGAACACGAGGGCGGCATGGCCGGCGTGCCCGTCACCGACTCGGAAGTGGAGGCCAGCGCCAAGCTGTGCGCCGACATCGCACGCCGCTATGGATGGGCGAGCCTGTGGCATGACGCGAGCGGCAACCGGGCGGGCAACGTGGTCCTGCATCGTGAGGTGCCAGGCACCGACCATTACGGATGCCCCGACCGGTGCACCAACCCGTTGCCGGTGGACCGGATCATCAACAGGGCCAACGAACTATTGAATGGAGAAGACATGCCCACAGCACAGGAGATCGCCGAGGCGGTCTGGGAATACAAGTACGGCAATTCGCCAGCGGGCGGCAACATGTTCAACCTGCTCAGCTACGAGCTGCCGCATCTGATCTGGGAGTACAACTACAAGAAATCGGCGTTCGGCGGCAACATGTACAACGCGCTGAACAACGCGGCCAACAACGCCAACGCGATGAAGACGCAGGTCGCCACCCTCCAGACTCAGGTGACCGCACTGACGGAAACCGTCAAGACCCTGGCCGCAGCCAACGGCGCAGATCCGGACACCATCGCCAAGACCGTCGAAGCGGCAGTCAGGGACAAGCTCGACAAACTCCAGATCACCATCACCAGCAACGAGTGACGGAACATTTCGCCGACGCCGGCAAAATGGTCGAAAGACGATGGACGTGACCATTTTCCTGATGTCGGGAAAATGGTCACGACATTGACCGGACCTTTTCGTTGCCGTCAACAAAATGGTCACGGCTGATATCATAGGATATTCTTCCCACGTCGTTGAAGCATGAAGGTCATGTGCGACGTGGGTTGCCGGGATTCCGGCTGGTTTTATATTGGCATGCCCCTCCCCTAGGATTGGAACCCTAGGAGAGGGGCGATTTTTTGTTTTTTCGAGCCGTGTCAAGTGGCTTGGGTGTCGTGCAGGAACCCTTGCAATCCTTCTCCTGCGATGCCGTTCAGCCCTCGGCGTGCCATGTCGTAGTAGTCGAGCATCCTCGCACTGTTCCATCCGCCCGCAGCCATGATGTCGCGGTCCGGCACGCCCGCGTCTCGGGAGAGCGTGCAGAACGTGCGGCGTAGCGAATGCGGCGTGATGTCCGGTACGCCGATGCGCAGGGCTACCGATGAGATGATGCCGGTAAGCTCGTAGGAGCACATTCTTTTCCCTGTGGCGCCACGGAATACGGGGCCTTTACGACGTTTGCCGATATGGTGCTTCAGGGCCTTCGCCGCATCGTCGGGGATGGCGACCCTTTGCGTCCAATCGCCTTTGCGGTCGAAGCGGACCCATGGTGGACTGTCGTCGGTGTGGCAGTCCTCTACGTCCAATCCCAGTGCTTCGCTCGCTCTCGCGCCGGTCAATAGCAGTAAGCGGCATAGGGCGTCGGTCTGCGGGCCGAGCCCGTGCGCCTCTTCGAGGAACGCTATGGCCTGTTCGCGGGTGAGGTAGGAGCCGTCGGAATGCCCGTATATCCTCGGCTTGCGTAAATGTTCGGCCGGATTCTCGCCAATGTACCCCTCTTCGAAAAGGTACTTGTAGAAGGAGCCGAGGATGCTCAGCCTTGACCAGACGGTACGTTTCATCGACGGTTCCATATCGGCCCCGATCAGGGCGAACGCCTCGATATGGCGACGTTGGGCGTGCAGGGCGTCGATGCTGTTGTCCGAACACCAGCGCAACCATCTTGACAGTACGTTCCGGTATGTCGTGCGTGTGGTCTTGCCTACGCCGATGAGGAATCCGGCCACCATGTCGCTTATCGTTTCCATACGCGCACCGTTTCCTTGCAGATCAGGGGCTTGTCGGCGGGGCCTTTCACGAAGGGTGGTATCCATTGGCGGCGGCGTAATGTGTGGTTCGGCCCGTATGCCTGTTCCCGCCAGAATCCGCGTACGATGAACCGGTGGGAGTATTCGCGGCGGACACGTTCGTCGTCCTTGTCGCTTTCGCCGGGCCGGTGCAGGTTCTCCCGTAGGATGAGCATCTTGACCTTGCGGATTTCCGAATCGAATCGTGGAGGCATGGGGTAGCGTCCGCCCGGTTGGGCCGGTTTGGTTTGGCAGATGCGTGGTTGGCTGCTCAACGCCCATGTCGCCTTGACGATTTTGGAGAATGCTTCCGCGAGGCCGGGCTGGTTCGCTTCGGTCACGTAGATCACCGGGCAGGTCATGGGCAGTCCCGCAGCCTTGGCGCCTGACTGTTCCAGTACGTCGTCGCCGTCGGTGAATGGGATGGTGGCGAATTGGCCGTCACGTCCGCAGGACCAGTAGAGGGCGACTATGTTTCCGGACAGTGTACCGTCCGATATGTTGAGGGGCAGTCCGCCGTCGAAGAACATCAGGCCGGTCACTGCCGGGTATTCGACTTCGGGAAACGTGCCGAACAGGACGGTGTCCGTCACGAGTTGGACCATGTCGTGGCTGACCCACCAGAGTTGCGCGGTCTTCAACTGGTCCAGTTCATTCCACATTTCGAGGGCGTACCGTTCGTATTGCGGCATGCCGTCCATCTGTCTTTTGAGCTGTTCCTTCTGGAATGCCGCCACCTTGTCGCGGATGAGCGGCAGGTGGGATGTGGTGAGGCGGAGTCTTTTATGCTTGCGGGTCATGTCATGCTTCCCATCCGATTTCCTTCAGGCCGAGCGGCTGTTCCATCCGCCGCATGGCAGAGAGGCTTTCGTCCAGACTGGCGTGACGGTAATGTTCAACCATAAGACTGCTGGAGTGTCCAATGATCTCCTGCACGAGTCCGTCGTCAACGCCCATGGATTTGAGGATGGTGACGGTGGTGTGACGGGTTTCGTGACGGTAGCGGCCTTCGGGATTATCGATGCCCGCGTTTTTGAGCAGTTCGCGGAAGTTCGTCATGTCTTCGGCGGGGTCGAGCGGGTTGCCGTCGTCGTCGCGGAACAGGAGCCCGTTCGGGTTCGGGACGTGTTCCGTTGCCTTCAGGTAGGCGCTCATGGCCTGTGCGAGGGAGGGGACGATAGGTATACGCCGTCCGGTTTTGGATTTGGGACGGGTGAGACACCAGCGGCCTCCCAGTTCCTCCATGTCGAATCCTTCGGGGATGCGCCATTTCCAGAACGGGCAGCTTGCGGCACGCTTGTATCCGCAGGGCCATATACCTTTGCGGTTGGGGTGGTTGCCGCAGCCGTGGTCCTTTTTCAGTTCCTCCAGTTTCCAGTTGACGTTGTAGGAGCCGTAGGGGATGCCGTCCGGCGTGGCGGCGAGGGTGAGGTCTTCGAGCTTGGCTCCCAGTACTTCGTTGGGACGCATGCCGGTGCAGAGGCGGAACCATTCCTTCGCGCCGTCGCAGATGCCGAGGTGGGTGGCGGCGACGAGGATGTCGTGCGCCTGCTGTTCGGTGAACGCGTCTCGTTCCTTGACGAGCTCGTGGGTGATGTCCTTGTTTTTCGGGGTGGGGACGCCCTGCATGGGGTTGGTGGGGATGATGCGGTCTGCGACGGCGGATTTGAATATCTGGTTGAGGGTGGTGCGCATCTGCTTGCGTAGGCTGAGGCTGGCCTTTTTGCCGGTCGGGTTGCCGTGGTGATCGGTGACTTTCATGTGGTCGATGATTCTGGCGCAGCGTGTGGCGTTCATTTCGCCGAGTTTCTGGTTGGCGTAGGGGTGCAGGTGCGTTTCTACCAGCGTCGTATAGTTGGCGAATGTTTTCGGGTCGGTGTCGGCCTTGCGTCGTTCGAGCCATGCCACAGCGTATTCACCGAAGCGTACGTTGTTGTCGGAGGTCATGCCGAAGGTGTTTTCCTCTTCGATGGCCTTCCTGAGTTTCGTGTCGCATGCGCGGTAGGTCTGTGCCGTGTATTGGTGTCCCCTGAATGAGCATTTCCATCTTACGTAGGTTTTGGTGGTGCCGTCCTTCAGGGTCTTCTTGACTTCGATCTTGTATGGGCGTATGACACCGTTGCGTGCTTTGCGTGGCATTTTGGTCTCCTTGGTTTTCCGTCCGACCTGTTGGTTATACACAGTTGCACACAAACAGATGATTATCAAATGATTATCAAATGTTTAACGAACGTTGAAATACCAACGTTTGTTGACTGTGGCGGTAGGGCTGTTTTTATTCTACATCCGACTGTTAATCGGACGGTCACTGGTTCAAGCCCAGTCGCAGGAGCCATGGTAGGAGCCCTTGGTTTCCAAGGGTTCCGCTCTTCGGGCGGCCCTCTGCGGAAGGGGCTGCGGATGGGCCGGGGATACACAGTTGGACACAGATTCGCATATTCGTCGGGACACGCCGTGAGGACGGGGTTTGCGTCCGACATCGCGGCGTGTCGCCGGGATGGCCGCGAAGCCATAGGGGGTTACGTCGGGAACGTCTCCGCAGTCTCCTGCATCTCGGTATCCGAAACGTGCTGTTCCGTATCCCGAGATTTTTTCAATATTCACAATATTTTCACGAAAACTGTGGATTGAGGCTCACCAAAACCTCATTTGAGCCTCAATTGAGCCTCAGCTAGACAGCATGTCTAATTTCAAATCGGCTTCATAGAGCCGTTTTCAGAGGGTCGTGATGTCACGCTTCGGTCAC